TTAACTCATCTGTGCAATTTGGATCTATATCATTCGGCTGATACCAAACACCATTTAGTCCCATTTTGTTTGCCACCTCAAAAGTTCCTGTCCTAAGACTAGTTAGCGTTGCATTCACAATTGATCCAACATTTAAAATTATTTGACCAGCATTAAAAAGATCAAACTGACTTATTGTACTATCTACAGTTGGAACACCATCAACAGTGATTGAAAGATTAAGTGTACCAAGTTCTGTAGGAGTGTTAGTTTGAAGTGACCACTTAAGTGTAGCTGATGGACTTGTAGTAGTTGTGGTTGTTGTAGGTGCTACAGTAGTTGTGGTTGTTGTAGTTGTACTGCTAGTACTAGTTGTTGTGGTTGTGGTTGGAGGTATAGTAGTTGTTGTAGTGGTTGTACTACTACTTGTACTAGTTGTAGTAGTTGAAGTACTAGAGCTAGTTGTTGTAGTGGTTGTTGGTTGACATATGTTCTTTAAGGTTATAAAAGTTTTACATGCTGAAGTTGAGGCAGATATAACTCTAACAAAATCTGTTCCAACAGGAGGTGTTGTTATATATCCAGGAGCTACAAACTGAGAAGCATCAATATTTGTTTCAAAAGGTGTAGTATAACCATCTACATCTGAAAATAAATCAAATGGACCTACTTGAGATCCAGCTGGTATAACTAATGATATTTGTATTTCTGGTTGCATATGTTTTTGTTTTATGCTAGTTGTATGTCTATAAAATTAACGCAGTCTCCAAGAGCTTGAACTCTTACCTCTGTAGCATTATCAGGAACAGTAATCTGAGTTCCTTGTAATAAAAAAGCTACAGGTATATCAGAACTTATAGGAGTTAAAAAATTATCACTATCTGAATAAATATCAAATAAAGAAGTATCTGCTCCTGCTGTTGTTAATGTTATTTCTACTGTCATTTTTTTAGATTCTTTAGTTTATTTTTACAGAAGAAAGATTTAAAATATTTTATCCAGCTCCCACCGTAAACTTTATTTACAACATTAATCTTTAACATTGATCCGTAATATATAATTGTTGTTAGAGCTACTACTGTAGCTAGTAAATCATTTCCTGCCATTATCATAAGTGATATTAATGCTAATTCTATTTTATAATACATAATTTATTATTTCTTTTTATTACCTAGATTTCCTAGTGTAGTCTGAACAATTCTTGCAAATGCAATAATTTCACCCCATAAAAAAATAATTCCTAATCCAGTAAATACTGTATTGTTTAATCCCCAGTGCATGTTATCATCTGTTATTAATAACGATGATAATGCTGGACCATATAAACCAACTAGTAAACAGATGTGACCTAAAATCACAGCTAACCATTTTTTATATTTTTCTACAAATGATGACATTCTTTTTAATTTTTTGTACATGAACAATTACTTGGTGGTGTTTCATCTTTAATATACATAGTTTTACACCCACAAGGCCAATTTAAAACAACTTCCTCGCATTTAGGATTTACAGGTAAAAATGCGTCCTTGTTACACCCTATCATACAACAGTAAATCCTGGAATATAAATTATGTAATAAACTCCTATTCCTGGTTGAAAATTAGGGTGTCCTTGACCCCCACCTGTTGAATTAATGTTAACTGTATGTGTATGTGATCCAGCAGGTTCAGTTTCTGTAATATCAACACTTTGAATATTACTTGCACTACTAAACCTTGGTGGAGTTGCGATAGAAGGAGCAGCAACTGTAACAGGAGCTTGAAATCCATGTACATGGTCAGGTGCTTGAGATACATTTCCAACAGTATGTGTATGAGAAGGAAGTTCAGATTCATTTAAGATTACTGAATTAGAACCTTGAGTTTCATTTAAATTATAGGTTGGATTACCAGCAACTGCTGGATTTACTGCAGAACTCATTCCTGATCCACCCATTCCTGAAGTTGCACCAACTAGTACTCTACCTCTTAAGTCTAATGTTCCATTAAGACCGTTACATAAGAATATTCTATCCCAATCACCTATACCAGCTCCAGAAGCATCAAAGTTATTTAAAGGTCCTCCATATGCAGTAATTGAATAAGGAGCCATTCTGTTGCTTATCTTTTGTTCACTAGGAGTTGTTGCTAAATAGTTTGATATGTAAGTATCTACATCTGATATTTTTACATATGTTGCATCTACTAAAGCTTCAAAAGCAGCTAAGCCTGAACTAGTTGAGCATAGTTTATTTATTACAAGTTGT